ACACCATCGAGCGTGCATTTGCAGAGAGGTATTTCCTCTGCAGTGAGGGAGGGGGCTTTCGCCCTGCGCTCGAGGTTGGTCCCTCGAACTATCGAACACCTGAACTTAGCGAGTTCAGAAGTATTGTTCTAGATGCAATGCCTAATTTGCCCGTGATGACTAGTCAACAGGTTGTTGACACTTACCGCGGCTCAAAGAAGCAACTGTATCAAAGGGCATTGTACAGCTTGGAGGAAACCGAGTTGGCGGAGGTGGATTCACACCTCTCCGCGTTCGTAAAGTTCGAGAAGCAGGATGTAGCCAAAGCACCACGTGTGATTAATCCACGTAGTACGCGCTATAATCTGAGGTTAGGCAAGTACCTCAAACACGCAGAACACAAGTTCTTCACATCAATAAACAAAGCATTTGGAGCACACACTGTTGCCACTGTCATCAAGGGGTTGAATGCCGATGATAGTGCGGCAGTGTTGAGGGCCAAGTGGGATCGGTTTCACGACCCAATAGCTATTGGTTTGGATGCGAGTAAGTTTGACATGCACGTGAGTGTTGCTGCTCTTAAGTATGAGCACTCATTCTACACCGGTTTGTTTCCCAGGAGCAAAGAGTTGAGGAAGTTATTGCGATGGCAACTTAACAACAAAGGTGTGGCACGTGCTGTTGACGGAACAGTGAAATTCTCCATGAGTGGAACACGTTGCTCTGGTGACCTTAATACGTCACTTGGTAACTGCATACTCATGTGCTCCCTTATTTGGGAGTATGCTAGGAAGTGCAACGTAATTGTTGAGCTAGCAAATAATGGAGATGATTGTGTTGTGTTTATGGAGCGTGGAGACGAAGCGGCATTTAGTGTCGGGTTGTCAAAATGGTTCCGTAACAAGGGGTTTGCCATGACTGTGGAACCGACTGTTGACGAGTTCGAAAGAGTTGAATTCTGTCAAACTAGACCGGTCCAATTGCGCACTGGATGGCGTATGGTACGTAACCTTAGTGCATGTTTGGAGAAAGATCCAATGTGTATGATAGGGGTGCCAAACACCAACGTGCATCGCAAGTGGATGGGAGCAGTCGGCGATTGTGGGGGCGTGCTGAGTTCTGGGGTGCCAGTACACAGCAGCTTCTACAACATCTTCACGCGCTCAGGACTAGAATGTTCAGAGGGTATGAAGGCTCAGATTTTTAAGAACCGTTCTCAGTTGCAATTAGCAGCCGGGCTGTCCACAGGTGAGGTGGATGCTAACGCCCGAGTGTCGTATTATTACGCATTCGGGGTGCTACCTGATGATCAGGTGGTAATGGAACGGTCCTTTGGCAACGTCACTGTTACTGATGTAGAGTTGAACGTAATTCCACGAGATATGCTCGTGATTAATCCTGGGATTAATATTACGCCAATCCAAAATTAGTAATAGAGACGACATTACATCAATATGTTGCAAACGAGAAATAGAAATCCATCATCACGCCAAATGGTGGTCTATAAGAAGAGACAGCGGATTCCGCTCTCACTGAATCCAAACCAAATGCTATATGATTTAGGTTTGGGTGCGGTTGAGGGTGTGGGTAAGCTTGCTGTGCGTGCCGTTCGTGGCATAGTTAGTGCATTCCAAAGTAGAGGAGCATCGAAACAGGAAATAAAACAATTGGTTGCACCACTAGCACAGAGCTTGACTTATACGTCCCGACGACCATCTTTTGCGAAAGCAGAGGGGGGTTTGTCAATTGAACATATCGAAAACCTTGGGGTATTTAGTGCTGGACATTCAGCATACTCCATTGATAGCAACTTGTTCACGTGGCTTGCAGGTATTGCGAATCAGTTCGAGGAATACCAGATACAACTCTGGTTTGCTTGGAATCCAATTTGCCCAGCTACAACCACAGGACAGGTGTTAATGGCTTTCGATTATGACCCCATTGATGTGGGAGATGGCAGGTACATCGATGCTGCAGATTATTTTAATACTGCGGATCATTGTGTATCTGCTATATGGGCACCAGCAGCCATAGCGCCAACTAAGAGTGCGTGGCTTAAGACCGGCAATGCCGGTGATGCCCGACTGGTGAGTCCAGGGTTGTTTCACATTAGTGTGACCGATCCAACCGCCGGCTACCTTACTGTCAAGTATCAGGTAGCGTTGCGTAAGCCTCAACCCAGTAACAACACATCATCTGCCAGTTTTTCTGGCTCCTACACTACCGCTACGGGACTCTTTGCCAGCCCTAGTGCTGTTGTAGGTAATGCGTCATTAATTCAATGGAC